CTTCCCTTCTTCACCTTATCTTCAGATTACAATGGGAAGTAATGGTCTATTGGGCATTCTCTTCTGGGCATATAAGTTTGGGTTTGATATTGATTTGCTTTCCCGCACTTGGAGATGGGATCATTTGGAGGAAGTAGATGAAGACGAAACTGAATTGGTTTGAGTATTACTTCGGACATTGTTTCCAGACTGGTTGGAGAGAAATCTGGAACAATTTCAAGATGTGGCGTGACCTCATCAGCGGAAACTATGAGAACTATGCTCTACTGAAAGATGATGATCCATATGAAGAATGTTATCAGTGGTTCTGGACTTCTATCAATCTTGATGAAACATATCCTAAAGAGTTTCTAGAATACCTGATGGAAATGTGTGATAGAATTGATAGAGGTGAAGAGAAGTTGATACCTATGGATGAAGACTTTATGAATAGACTTAAAGAACTTATTGATGATGTAGAATTAGATGATGAAGACTTTACCTGATAAACTTAACCTTGACATTATGTGGACGGTTGCCACTTCAACCAGTATTGAAACTGGCACAAGACCCCACTACGGGTTTGCCCAGATGCTGTATGATTACCTCATAGACAAAAAACCTCTTGTTGAACTGCGTTATGAATCTCAAAGAGAAGAAGGCACTCCTGAAGAAACTTGAAACTGCCTACAATACCTGTTTTGACTGTGGGAAGAAGTATGGAGTATATTCTGTAGGGTGCTCCTCTGTTTATGAGTCAAAGTGTGGTGTATGTGGTGAAATCAAACCTATTACAGAAACTCGTGATTTTGCTTACTTTGTAACTGGTATTCGTAAACTGAAACTTGAGATTGCTCTTGAAAAAAAAACCTAAATAACAATACCTGATTTGCTCGCACTTTTCAGGAGGAGGGTGAAAGTCCCTCCTTTGTATTATAAATATTATTGCGAGCAAATTAGAGTAGAATGAAAGGAGTAATTTACTGCTATCACTGTATTCCTACTGGGAAAAAATACATAGGGCAAACTGTATTTGAAGAAAGAAGAAAGGGTCAGCACAGGCACGATTGTAGTAGAGGTGTAAATAATAAGTTTTATCGTGCCGTAAGAAAATATGGATGGAATAATTTCATTTATGGGATTGTTGATGAATATGATACTTGTATTTTGAACGAACAAGAAATATTTTATGTTGATAAGTATGATACTTATCATAATGGATACAATTCAACAATTGGTGGAGAAGGATGTAGAGGATTTCTTCCATCAGAGGAAACTAAAAAGAAACAAAGTATAGCAGCGAAAAATAGAACTGATATTAGACCAAATAAAAAATATTTTACTGATGAGGAAAAACGGGAAGCAAAAAGAGAAAGAGATAGAAAATATCAGCAAAAAATAAAAGAAAAAAGAAAAGAATATATGAAAGAATGGAGAAAAAATAATCAAGATAAAATCAAAAAATGGAAGGAAGAAAATAAAGAGCATTTGAAAGAATTATGGGCTAAAAATAGAATGAAAAGAAAAGGCAAGTGTGACGGTTGAGAAAGTGTCCCATAAGGGTTTCAAAAATCCGATATCTGCTGTATAATAACACTATATTCAAAAGACTAATGAATCGCAAAGTCACAGTCAGACCTAAAAGTAAAAAAGCAGTCAATAGGTTAGCAAACATTATGGGCAATAATCCTGTATGTACTGTGGAGCAAGACACTGGTGGTGAGTTGTTCTTGGCATCAGAAAATCGTAAATATTTTTTCTGGGTTAGTACAAGAACTGGTACTAATCGTTTCGGTGATAAATCTGACGCACACTGGGAGGTGCTCTAATGTCTTTGATTGATACACTTGAATACTTCATTGATGATACCAGAGCACGTCTATCTGATGTAGAATGGGAAATTCGTGAAGAAACCAACTACGATGATGAGGGGCATCAAGAACGTATGGAGCAATTTTGTGAAGAATATGATGAGATTGAGGTACGTTTAGAAGATCTACAAAAGATCAAATCTGTTATTGAGATTATGGAGATTGGCGAATGAACTACCTATGCCTTGTTGATGGTGTCGTAGAATACGCTAGCACTTCTGAAAGCAGTTTTGCTCACTATCAGTTGGTGTATGCCGAAGAACATAGAGATGCTGATGTCCAGTATCTCACTCTAACTGATGAAGAGTATGATGCTCTCTTTCCCTATGAAGAGGAAGAAGAATGAGATTTCGTAACATAGAGTTTCGTTGGAGCAAATTCAACAACAAGTATGAACTCGTTAGGTGGCATCGTGATAATGGTTCTGAAAAAGAGTATTGTTATGTGATTGCTTTCTTTGATAAAGACAAAGAATGCTATAATATGAGAACCATTGGTGATCGGTTCTTTGAGGATAAAGATGCCTGGGTTGTGGGTAAGTATGCTTTGGAGTTTCTAAATGCTATCTTTCAGATTGAACAAGATGAAGAGGAACTGAAATGACTGAATTCTATGTGATTATGTTGAAGAGGCAGGATGGTAAGGTCTATGCTGATTTACACAAGACCAATCAAGTCATTTACCTTACAATAGAAGATGCCTATGAGGAATTGAATAACACAGAGCATTTCAAAGAAAACTATCACATCGTAAAACTTATTGCTTGTTTGGATGACTTAAAAAAATGAGATATGATAGAACCTATGAACACCAGTGCGACTTTGATGAAAAGAACCGAGCACAAAAGTATCTCACAGAATACCGAGACAAGTATCTTCATCTTCGTAAAGAAGTTCGTAATCTTGTAAAAGAACAAAACCTTACCATCACTCCTGATTTTGCTAAACTGATTGGAATGAAATGACTGAACGAGCACAAAAAATCTGGGATACTTACATCAACGGGTATTCAGAAGCACTAATGACCCCTGTGGAGGATTTTGCTACTTATTTGGATGAGGATAGTAGAAAGATTATTGCTTCTGTTCTCCGTGAGACAATCAACCAACTCCAACAAAGCCCTGGTGTGATTATGTGTGCTGATGTGTTAGAATTGTGTGAGGAATTGGAGGCACTCTAATGATTTTAAATGAAGAAGTCCTCAAACTTGCTAACACCTATGGGTTTGATAGACACATAAGTAAAACAACACACGACATTTACTGGGAATGTGATGAAGAAGACCTCTTGAAGTTTGCCCAAAAAATCTATCAAATGGGTTATGATGATGGTTGCTACGAAACATCTTATTCCACTGGATACACTGGACTTTTTGGAGAACCACAATGATGACGAATACCGCACATCAAATCTGGGAAACATTCAAAGCAGAATTGATTGTAGAACCCACCGATGATATGAAACAAGCATTAGCATCTTCTATTCGTGTGATTTCTTCTCTCATTCATAGAGATGGAGTGCTTGCAAATGAACCTTGGCTTACTCATACTGCTCAAGAACTGAATGAGATTGCTGATGATGTGGAGGCACTATGAAACTCTACCGATACAAGAAAGATGGACACCTTTATACTCTTTATGAGCAGTTGAGACCCTGCTATAATCTTGTAGCAGTTCCTTATTTTCCAAATCAAGGAGTTCTTGCTAAAAGTAAGAGGAGTATTTCTATGGATGATTTTGTGGTGGTTGCTGAACGATGACTGAACCACTATCTTACAAACTTGATACAAGTAAAATTCAAACTCTTGAAGATGTGCGAAATGTCTTTGAGTGTATGAGTTTGTATTCTAATGCGAGTGAAGACAACGAAAAGTATGAACTTCTCAAAGAATACTTCACTATTCCAAATGAACCACAAGAACTCAAATTTGAACTACCACGCAAGTCATTAGAAGAAATCTCACAAGAGTTTGATGAGAAGATTGATAAACGAATTGAGACAGTAAAAGAAAAGTTTAATCAACTTGGATATACTCAAGAGTATCAGTATCAAACAAAGTTCAATAGAATTATTGAGAACTTTGAATACGCAAAGGAACACGGACAATTCCCACTCAAACTTACAATAGGTAAATTAGATTGTTCTACTCTTGGTGTGAGTAGTGCTGTAGATTGGACTACAGAATTTAGAATTGGTAAAGATGTGGTAGGATACTGGGACATCAAACCAAACATCAAAGTGTATCTGGAAAAGAAACCAAATCTTATTGTGAGATATTTTACTAATCTACTTCTTGACTTTACTTGGAAAGATAAATGACTAAACTATCAGCAGCAGACCTTATGGTAATCCATAATACTCTTTATAAAAGTTTGAATGTCGTTGGAAATAGCATTTGGACACAAGAAACCAGAGAAAGAGTTATGGATAAGGTGTCTGTTATTATGGAAAATATGAACGCAGAAGTTGTCTGTGGTGATGTAGAACCTATTGTAGTGAGTGGAGATGTGGGAGGATGACCTACCCATCATATTGTTGTCCTAAATGCGGAGATATGATAGGATGGACTGGAAGGTTCTTTCAGTTTCTTCGTGTTCCATTACATCGGTGTGAGAAATGACTAATCCTCTAATTGAAAAATATAATGAACTCTACAATCCAAAACCACCAGAACCTCCAAAACCAGTAGAGAAACCAAAACCCCCAACACTCAAATCTTATGACCTTGATGATTTGAAAGCATCATTTCAACAAGTAGCAGAAAAAATCAAAAATGGTGATGCTCAAGTATCAAGTATGAATATGGAATTTGGAGACCATATGAATAAAATAACCTTTGAGGTTTATTTGAATGTATAGTATTGAAGAACTCCAAAAATACTTGGATGATAATAACATCACCTTTGAAGAGTATATGAGAGCAAATATGATTACTGATGAAGAACGGAAATATTTTGATAAGATATGGGTGGATGCGATTTATAAGAACTTGGGTGAGGACACTTGAAGAACTGGCACAGGGGACGCTCTGGGTGCCTCTGGATGCCCTATAATACTCTTATACACACAGACACCTGAAATGACTAATCTTCTTCAAAACTATACTCTTGAAGATTTCGTCAAATGTCGTAATCAAAAAGAGTGGGTTTGTGATAATTGTATGAAATGTGGTGATAGAGATTGTTGCTCTGGAAATCACATTATGTTTAGAGTTCCTAAAACTGATGATTGTCTTTGTTCTATTTGTATGAGTGGATTGAAATGAAACCCTTTTTGGGAGAAGAAATGACTTACGAAGTTCAAACTTGGGATGACGCAGATAAAACTGTGTATTATGAAACCGTAAAGGATGCTATTGATTATGAGAGTGCTCGTGATATAATTGTAGAGAAGTATCCAAATCGTAAAGTAATTGCTGTGATTAGAAAATGAATTTACTTGAAACACTTGAATACTTTCTCACAGAAACCGCAGCAGATATGGATGGTTTGTCTTGGGAAATCCGTGAGGAAACTAACTTTGAGGACAACAACATAGACCATTTGACTGAATGTTATGATTTCAATAAAGAACTTTATGATAATCTCAAACAACTCAAACTGATGATTGAAGAAAAAGACCCAGTAAAACAAATCCTCAACGACCCTGATGATGAACTGATTGAAAAGTTTGTGGAAAAGAAAAAAGAAGTTAATGATAAACTGATTGAGAATGTGCTAAAATGGTCTGATAAAGTTTTAGATGGTATTGATTTGAATGAAAAACTACCCGATGAAGAAAATGACTGAACCAACAGACACAGAAATCCTTGAATTTCTACTCAATCAATTTCATCCACACAATCTCCAAATGAATGGTGAAAGTGATTGGAAATTTATGAGTAGTGGATTTCCTATGAATAAAGCAAAAGGTAAAAGTGCCCGTGATGCTGTGATTACTGCTATGAGGGCAAAATGACTGAAAAAATAGGATACAAACTCAATCCAAAGAAACTTGTGGGAGCACCTCAAAGTATTCTTCCTTTTATTTGTGGTGCTTTTTATTACACCGAAGAGTTTGAGTATTTTGATGTAATCAAACCTTATCTTGATATTCCTGAACCACGCAAGTCATTAGAAGAAATCCAACAAGAACTTGATGAGAAGATTGAGAAACTGATTGAGAAAACTCATCTTGAATATAGGATAGGGCACAATTGGTTGTATAAGAAAAAAAGGTATGAGGAGTTCTGTAAGAAACAGGATGAGGACTTTGAGTATGCCCGTGAGAATGGATTTTTCCCACTCAAATATACATTAGATTACTCTAAAATTTCTGTTTTTGGTGATGGTAGTAATATTACTTCCAGTTTTGTAATTAAACAAGGAAATAAACACGAAGGTTATTATACGATTGGAAATGGTTATTTGAGGTTCTATATGCCTTATAAACCAAATGCTATTACTCGTTGGTTTATGGATAAATGTCTTTCTATTAGATGGGTGGATGAGAAATGAAATACCCCCAATCAGTAAATAAATCTATCTTCATTAGAGAAGTGTATGAAGACACTTATGAAACCCCATATGACTATATTGTAGATACTATGATTTGGGAAAATCGTGTTGATGAACTTCATACTATTTGGTGTAAAGGTAAAACACCAAAGGTGGATGAGAAATGAGATACTACGAAACCAGAACTTACGAGCACCAAAAGGACTTTGATGAAAAGAACCGAGCACAAAAGTATCTCACAGAATACCGAGATAAGTATCTTCATCTCCGTAAAGAAGTTCGTAATCTTGTAAGAGAACAAAACCTTACTATCACTCCTGATTTTGCTAAACTGATTGGATTGAAATGACTAAACCAACAGATGAAGAACTTGATGGATTTATTGAAGGTTATTTGAGTGATGGTATGGATTGGTGGTATGATGAAGAAATCGTAAGAGGACTTGCTCGTGCTTTACTTGAACATTTTGGTGATAAAGAATGACCCACCCATCTTATCGTTGTCCTAAATGCGGAGATATGATAGGATATATTGGAAGGTTCTTTCAGTTTCTTCGTATTCCATTACATCGGTGTAAGAAATGACTAACAAGAAAGACACTTGGAAGAAATGGAACATCTATACTTCAATTCATCTCTTTGAGTATTGTGTGTATTCTTGGAGTAATCATATGTGGAACCATATTCACGGATTTGAAGATGAAGAAAGAATGAGAGAATTGTTCTGGTATTATTTGAACTACGGACACGCAAACACTTATTATGACTAATCCTCTCCTACAAAAATATGAAGAACTCTACGGAAAGAAAGAAGAACCAAAACCAGATTATTATAAGGGTGAAAAGTCATACGCAGAAGAACTGGAAGAACTTCGGGATACTTCTACTATTCCAATCACAAAACTCACCTGTTATGATAATGAGAGTTTGAATGATGGTTTCTTACAAATTGCAGAAAAGTTAAAAAACAAAGAGGCACAAGTATATTCTATGAATATGAATATAGACCATTCAAGTCGCACAAGAAGAATTACCTTTGAGGTGTGGGACAATTTTTGAACTGGCACAAGGACTCCCCAAAGTCCCTGAAAATGCCTTATAATACTCTCATAAGCAACCAACCGATGAAAGACGAAGAACTTCTAAAACTTGCTTCTCATTTTCTCGCAATTCATCCTATTGATGAAAACAAACCAGAAAACCTTTTGAAGTTTGCCCTTGCAATTCGTAAAGAAACTATTGAGGAAGTTCTTACTTCACTGAAAGATGTTCCTAATCCAGAAGCAAACAAAACAGCAATCAACCGTATTATGAGTATGAATTATGACTAACGAACAAATACTTGAACTTGCTAAAACCTGTGGATTTGATGATTTCACTGGTGAGAAAGAAAACTTCTGGGAGTGTTGGGAAGAACAACTCTTGAAGTTTGCCCTTGCAATTCATGAAGATGGATACAATAAGGGTTATGAACAATGTTCTATTGTGAAAACTTATGACTAACGAACAAAAACTCACACTTCTCCTCAAGGTTCTCAAAGAATACGCAGAGGTAAAACACTGCTATGATGTAGATGGAGATGATTATACTCCAAGTGATGGTAGTTATGATGATGCCTTTGAAGATGGTTGTGCTTATGGTGAGATTACCTTTGCCCGCACTATGTTAGAATGTATTGGTGAAAAGTTTGAATACCCTTGTATGAAAGAAAATGACTGAACCTGAACTTGGGCAAATGTTATGTGGAAATCCCACAGAGGAATATAGTGTTCCTCGTGAGAAGTGGATGGGTGGTCCATTTCAAATCCTGATTGATGCGATTACAGAAAAGACAGGAGAAAAAGATTATGGATACACTCCACATTTCTCCAACGACTTCTTTATCATCCGTCCTTATTATTGGGGTGATGAAGAAGATGAAATGGATAAACCTAACTTTGAAATCCCAAGTGAAAACTTCCGTTTGACTTGGTATAAGTATCCTTTTAGGAGTTCTTATGCGAGTGAGAAACTTACTCCAAAGAGGTGGAATGACCTGATTCAAAAATGTATTAAGAGTTTGGAAGAATGACTAACAAACTAAAATTCACACAAGTATCCAGAGTCATCTGCCCCAAGACTGGTGTTCATTATCTTGATGCGATTGATGAGTATGGGAACCATTGGATGGCACAGATGGAGCACACCACAGAGAAATGGTTGTGTTTTAGTAGAGTATGGTATCAAGACGCACAACAACCTGTACAACTATGACTCATCCTACAAACGATTGGGACTTTGATGATACAATTGAAGACGCATTTCAAGAATGGTTTAATGACCTTGATGGTGGTTTTTCATTTCGTAGTGAATGGTTCTTTGGTGATGCAGAAGTAGAAGATGTGAATACTCGTAAGGATTTGATGACCAAGTGGTTGCATTCTGCCTTCTTGACGGGTTATAATACTGGGAGATGCTCCAAGACCAATGACTAGAAAACTCTGGGACATTATACGGGATGACTTGGGTTATAGTATTGACTGCACCGATGAGATTGTGGATGCCGTAGAAGGTTGGTTGCCGAAAGAACACGATACTAACTCTTATAAATGGAACGAGTGTCTGAAACTTATGCGGGAGAAATTAAGGTAATAAATAAAAATGTCTGTTGAAACCGCAATCTCTACGGACGGATTAGGTGCTTTCGGGCACCTTTTCTATTATAAATACTAATGCGGTTTCAATAAGATTACGATGACTTCACAAAGTCCAAGAATATACTTATACAAAATTACTTTTGAAGAAGTTCCATATTATTATTATGGGGTTCATAAGGAAAAATATTACAACGAAGAATATTGGGGAACTCCTATAACTCATAAATGGTGTTGGAAATTTTATACTCCAAAGAAACAAATACTTGAAGTTTTTGATTATACTGACGAAAGTTGGTTAGAAGCACAAGAAGTTGAAAAAAGAATAATTAGACCTTTTCTTAACGATAATTGGTGTTTGAATGAAGGATGTGGAGGAAAATATTCTTCCAAATTATCAAGTAAAGCAGGAAAAATAGGAGGTCAAAAAACATATGAAATGAGAGTTGGAGTTCACGGAAGAACCAAGGAGCAGATGAGTATAGATGGTAAAAAAAGAGGTCAAAAAACTTATGAACTTGGTATAGGTATTCACGCACAAACGCCAGAGGAAAGGCGTGAATTAGCAAAAAAAGCAGCAGCACAAAAATGGTTATGCCTTGAAACTGGATTTATAACAAATGCTGGAAATTTAACTCAATATCAAAGAGCAAGGAAAATAGACACCTCTAAAAGAGTTAGATTGTCGTAAGGACACTTTCCAAACTGGAATAGAGGCACTTGAAAACGGGTGCCTTTTATTGTATAATGTCTTTATGAAACAGAGTTCTTATGACTGATAATCTTCCAGTTCCTGATGATTTGCCCCATTTAAATCTATCACAAGAAGAAATTAATCAACTACGAAATCAAAAAAATTATTTAACGGAATACGGCAAACAGAAGTTGAGAGAACTTATGGATAAGGACCTAATCTTCTATACAAATGGTAAAGAAACTTCCCGTATTCCTTCTCCAACTCTTGAAAATCTTACTCTTGGAACTAAAACACCTGAAATTAAACTTGAAATAGAAAAAACAATGGACTGCGAACCATATCCTGACGAATTTTTTGAGGAAGCTGAGCGTCGTGAAGCAGAACGAAAGGCACTTGATGCTCTTGATAAACTTTATGAAGAGAATGGTGATGCGATGAAGAAACTTGCCGAAATTGAGGAAGAAGAATTTGGACAACTTGCTTATGTAAAACGATGGGAACAAGAGCAAGCAGAGGAAAAACTTGCTGCTGGATTCAAGCAAGATGAGAATGGAAACTGGTATCGTCCCACACTACAAGAACTCACCAGAAATGAGAGAATTGAACTTGCCGAAAAAGAGATTGCTTATATTGTAATGGGTGGGCAAGATGGACGAGAGTATGCTAACTCTATTGCTTTTATTCTTCAAGTGTTGGATAGTTTGAGAGATGACTAAACTAGTAAGGTGGGAAGAAAACCCAGATGAAATCGTGCTGGAAGAGGTGGAAATGTTTCACCTGGAAAGTATGAACGAACGGAGCCTGTGGGTGGGCATTTACACACAAGACAAAAAGATTTACCACTTGAATATTCACGCAGATGGTGATAAACTACGTTATTATTGGAGCGATGAAACGCCGTGAGATTTGAAAACCCAACAAAATGGGAACTCTTCCTTGATGGATTTCGTAATGTCCTGTATATTCTTGACTGTTATGATG